CCTTTGTCGCCCTTGTCGCCCTTGTCGCCCGTGTCGCCTTTCGCGCCGGTTGCGCCGGTTGCGCCCGTGTCGCCTTTCGGCCCCTGCGCGCCGGTTGCGCCGGTTGCGCCCGTGTCGCCTTTCGGCCCCTGCGCGCCGGTTGCGCCGGTTGCGCCCGTGTCGCCCTTGTCGCCTTTCGCGCCCCAGACTACCCATCCGCCGCCGAAGTAGACTTTGAACACGCCATCCCCGGCGAAGTAGCAGCAATCGCCCTCTAACGGCTCTTCCGGCACCGTGTCCAAGAGGCGCATCATCCGCACTTCGCCCCGATCCGTCACGCCGTCCTCCGTGGCCTGATACGCTACGCTGCCCTGCCCAAGCGTCCATTCCGCCGGATCGCCGTTTTCATCCGTGCCCGTGGCCTTGATGACGATCCCGCCGCCGGTCACTTCGCCCGCGTCCGCCGGGAAGTCAGACGGATTGAATGTGGCCGTCAAATGCTTGCCGTTAAAGGCGCATTGCGCGGCGTGTGTGACGCCGCCAACGTCCACAAGTGAAATCGTGCCGCCGATGATTGAAACGCCAGCACGGCGCGGCAAATCAATCACTACAAGCGTCCAGCTGCTGCCAATCGGAAGGGATAGCGGCGCAAGCGGGAAATCCGCGTGCCCTGCGCTCACTTTAACTGATATGAAGACAATCATTGCGGCGCTCTCCTATTGAAGCTCTAGGCATTGCTGAATCATCTCTTTCGTCTCTTTGACATCCTGCGCAATCTGCTTGCGGATGACTTCTATCTTCTCTTGCTTCTGCTTGATCTCCGCTTCGCGCTGTTCGCGGCCCGTCTTCTGCTTCTGATACTCATTCCACCGTTTCAGCGCTTCCCGCTCGCGTTCGGTAAGCGCCTTTTCGCCGCGCTTGTCAAGCCGCTTCTGCAACTCTTCCATCTTCGTCTGATATTGGTTGTCTCGCTTTTCGCGGTTGCGCCTGTCGCGCTCCGCGCGCTCCGCGTAGCGCATGGCGCGCTGCCAGTCGATGAAGTTGTCAGGATTGCCGTTTCTGTCAAGCATGTATTGATAGACGCCCATCAGGCCATTCTTGACTTCCGCATCCTTCTCTACGCCCTCGCGGACGCGCGCCATGTCCTTATTGATGTCTTCGATCTCTTCGCGGAGCTTCTTCACGTCCGCCGCAAGCTGCCCGGCCAGCTCTTCGCTAAATCCCGTGCGCTCCGCAAGGGCCGATTCCATGTCACGCGCGGCATTCTTCGCGGCAAGCTTCTGCGCGGCCTTTTCGGCCTCTTCCGCCTCTTTCAAGCGCGCTTGCGCGGCCTTTTCCTCTGCTTCGTTCGCCTTTTCAAGCGCAATCTTAGCCTGTAGGATCGCCGCTTCCTGATTCATGCGCTCCGTGGAAACGCTGATCTCGACGGCCTTTAGTTTCTCTTCCTCGTTCGCAAGGCCGTTGACGGATTGCGTGTGATTCCGCTGCGCTTCCTTGTAGGCGCGCTCCGCCTGCGCAACTTCCTCTTTGATCTTCTTCGTGTCCGCCATCGTGACATGGGAAAGACGCGTCTCTTCGTCTTTGGCCTTAGCAAGCGCCTGTTCGGCAAGATTTAGCTGATTCTGCGTCTGGACAACGCGCCCGCGCGCCGTCTCTACGGCCTTGCGCGCCTCTTCTGACTTCTCCGCTGTCAGCTCTTCCGCTTGCGCGGCCTTCAACTCCGCAATCTTCAAGTCATACTTCGCGGCCACCACGGCGCGCCCGGCGTCCGTTTCCTCTTTTATGATCGCATTCAGCTTTTCAATCTGCACCTTCGCAATCGAATTGTTGGCGCGCGCAATGTCCGTCTGCGCAATGAGCTGACTTGCTTTCACGGCCGCCGCTGCCGTTTCGTCAAACTGCTTGACGGCCTCCGCGCCCATCTTCCGCGTGGCCTCATTCGCGTCATGCACGCCCTTGATGTGCGCGTCAACTGTCTTCTGCAATGCCTTTTGCTGACGCGCCGCGCCCTCTTGCGCGGCCTTTACCATCTTGTCATATCCCTCTTTCGCGGAATCGAAGAAGAGATCCATTGCAGACTTCGCACCGGCCACGATGCCGCCGATGATGCCCATCTGCGCAAATCCGTTGACGACGTTGGACGCCATCTTTGCCGTGTTGCCCAGCGCGCCGTCAAGCTTCTGCGCCTCTGATAGCACGTTGCCCAGCGCGCCGGATAACTTCTTCCCGGCCTTTCCGGCGTTTTCTACTTCCTTGTTGACGGCCTGGAATCCCTGCCCGTCAAAGGAGCTGCCGATCTTGAAATGGAGTTGCGCATCAGCCATTTTCCCGCTCCTTTGCCCGCTCCTTCGCCCGTGCGGTCAGTTCGTCAAGCGTGGCGTAGAAATCGCCCTTTGCCTGTTCAATCATGCCGTCTTCGATGTCACGCCCGCGAAGTCTAAGCGCGGAATCCTCCACACGGTAAAGCTGCGCGCTTGTCATGTGGCGGGCGTCGCCCACGGATAGGCCGGTTGCAACGGCAACGCCGTTCAGCAGCACGCCGATTGCCACGGAGTAGCTTTCATCCATCGGCGCGTCGCCCTTGCGCGGCGGCGGGTATTCGCCGCTGCGCGCGTCGCGCCCCTCCGTCACCCACCGGCACGCCGCCGTAATCTGCCGCCGCGTGTAGATCCTCACGCGGCGCTGGAAGCGGCGCATTGCGCAGAAGATGCGAATCTTCCCCAAGCCGGGCAAATCGTCAGGATCAATCACGGATAACGCCAGGGCGTGCATGGCAAGGGATGTGTCCACATCGTCGAAATCTGCAAAGCGGCGCGCTTCGTCAAGCCACATTTCATGGCCTAATGTCGGCTCCCTCAAGACAACATCCCCCAGGAACGCAACACGCGGAAGGGCAAACGCCACGCTTTCGCGCTCGCCCCGCTCCATGGAAAGGCCGAGCGCGTTCAGCCGCACGATTTCGCGCGGCAGCAGCGGCGTGCCCTCCGCCGCCAGGCGCTCCGCCTCTTCTATGGCCGTGTTCGATACCATTACGATTGCGCCTGTGCGATTGTCTTCGTCAGGTACTTAGTCAGCGTGCAAGTCCAGGACGGATATTGCGCGTCGCCTTTCGTCTTCGTCAGCGGCGCGGTCACGTCCCATCCCGTGCCGGGCGTCAACGTCGGCTCCGTGTCGCCCGTCTGCGTGATCGTCAGATTCGCCACGATGCGCCCGCTCACAACGTCATGGGATACCGTGCCGCCATTCACCGTGCCGCGTGACGGCGTGGCGCTTGCGGCGTAGTTGGCCGTTGTCAAGTGGCATCCGCTGCCGGAAAGCGTGAACGCGCTCCAAAGGATCTGCGCCGCGTGCTTGAACAGCACGCTAAAAGCTGGAATGTTGAAAACGTCGCCCTCTGCCGCGCCCGTCTTCACCTGCGTTCCGCTCGCGCTGATTGCCGGCGGGCTCCCGGCTTGCGTGTTGATGGTCAGGTTCGTCAGCACAAAGGTTTTGCTGTCCGCCGTGCTGACGCCGCCAAGCTGCACGGGGTCAGGCGTCGATTCCGCGCCGCGCGCCCACGCCGCCAACATCTCATATTCGCACGACGGCGAGCGCACCGTCTCCAGCACTTCATGCGCGGGCACTTCGCCCTTGTCATTCAAAGGCGCTTCCACGACGGTTGCCGCCGCGTTTTCCGTCGATCCCTTGCACGCCAACTTTACACCGTCGGCAAGGGCGAAGTAATCTAATACAGTATTGAATGCCATGATGGCCTCCTTTTAGGTTTTGATTCTTCCGCGAATCGTGAAGTTGACAGATGCGCGCCACACGGATGACGCATCATCAAAGTAAGGGCCTTGCCCGCCATCGTGGCGCACGCCGCCCGGCATGAATCCTTCCGTTTCCAGCGCGCCCGGCTCCGCGCCCTGTACGCCGTCCGTCTCACGCACCCAGGCCGTCAGGGCGTCAAGAATCGGCCCCAGCACGGCGGCCACGCGCGCGGCGTTCGGATACGCTTCCGCGCGAAACACAAGGCCGATGGAGAATTGAATGGAAATCGGGCACAGCCAGCCGAAATCATCCGCAACGCGCATCCCGGTGAAAATGTCGGCGAGAATGTCCGCTTTCGGATCTTCTTCGCCCATGACTTCGCCCACGGGCGCGGGCATGAAGTTGCCGCGAATCACCATGTCCGAAAAGCCGAGCGCCGCAAGCGCCTCTGCAACGCGATTCTGTACGTCTTGCTCAATCATTGGCGGAAGCTCCCATTGCGTGCGATTTCGGGGAAGGGCGTCTCTATTTCGGGATCTACAATTCCCTTTGCACGCGCACGCAGATACCCGGCAACGGAATTTGCCGCCTTTGCAATGGCGTAGTCCACGGCAGACGGATCATGCAGCGCGTCCCGCGCGTAGGAAAGCTCACTCTTCACGTCCAGCACGGAACGCCCCTGCGATTGCATGAAGTTGACGCGCGCAAGCGTCACGGCAAGCCGGATTGATCTCTCTGACGCCGTGATCTCGCCGCCCTGATTGATGGCAAGCGCCTTGCGCAATGCCATGATTGCCACGCGCGCCAGGCCCGCGTACTTCTCAATGGCGCGCTTCATTAAAACCGTCTCGACGAAATGCCGCGCCGCCGCTTCATTGTAGGCGGCCACGTACCAGCATCCCTTGTGGAGATTCTTCGCCCATGTGCGCCGATCCTGTCCGAAACGCGGCTCTACGCGGAACACGGGCACGCGATGAACGGGGATGCCGCCGCCCCAGATGCAGACGGGACGGATCGCGGCATTGTAATCTGATTGCCCTGGATGATGCGGCCTGTACTTCCATCCGCCGCCCGGCTGCCGCTGACGGCCCATGACAAGGCCCGTGTCCATGATTTCATACGCATTGGCAAGCGTCTTCTTGTTAGCTTTCGCAACGCGCGCAAGCGGCCCCAGGGAACGCAACACGGTATTTGCGATTGCGTAAAGCGTATCTTTCGGCGCTTCATTCAACTGACGCACACGCCGATCAATCAGCCTATTCAGCTCTTCAAGCGGACGGCCCTTGTCCCATGTGGCCACGATGGAGAAGTCAGGCTTCATGTTTCCCGCGCCTCCATCGTGTATTGCGTGGCGTCCGTGGCGTCAACGGAAGTGATTTTGAACTCGCCGCCCGCAAGCGGGCGCACGATGTCGCCGCGCTGCGGCGGCGTGGGATCGCGCCAGGCGTTCGGCCCCGTGCGCGGGATGTAGATTGTCACCGTGCGCACCGTGGACGCCGTGCCCGTCTCGCCGATGATTTCATCAAATCCGTTGTCAATCACGCACGCGGGAAACGTGCCGTCGATTGCGCGCGTTGACGCCCCGGCGCGCCGCGTGCCGGTCAGGCGCGCGTGCGTGTCGTAGAAGGGCGCGAATGCGCGCGAATCTGACGGACGGAAAAGCATCCTTTAATCACCTATCAGGATTTCCAAATGGTCATCATTGCCGCCGCCGGTCATGTAGATGTCGCCGGTGACAAGATAGAGCGCTGCGGGCGCATTCTTGATGTATCTGCCGCTCGCCGTGCCGCTCCAGATGTTCGTTGTCACGCTGTAAGTTGCTTTCGGCGCGCTCCAGGTGTTCGTGACGGCCCATGAAACATCATTTGTAGATATCCAGATGATAACTTGATTCGGCCATGCCACATTGCCCCAAATCGGCGCGGAATAGGGCACCGTGTTCGTCACGCCGCTGACGTAATTGGAAGCGCATACAATGTAATTCGTGGCCGGATGATTCACGATTTGCGTGGCGTTCGTGTACTCCGTCACGCTTGCAATCGTGTACAGCTTCACGGCCTGTGACGCCTGGACGGTCACGCCCTCGATGCACTTCACTTGCCCGGCAACAACGCGATTCGTCTCGCCAGGCCGCAAGGAAACAACGCGGGACGCCAGCGCGCCCATGCACGCCGCAATCGCGCAAAGCATGATAAACTTCTTCATTTCTCTTTGTCCTTTCATTGAATCCTTGTAAGTGGCGGCGCGCCGTGGGGATGGCGGAACGGCGCGCCGCCGGATGGTGTCGGCGCTTCCCGATTAGGAAACAACAACCTGGAAGTAGCCGGGCGCGCCCGTGGCGTTGCCGGAAGCGTCCAGCTTCGTCAGCTTCGCGCCGAAAAGGCCCTCAGACGTCCAGAAGCATTCACCGTCGCCCGAATCGTAAACGACGCGCTCCGAAAGCGTGATGCCGCTCACCTCATCGGTAAACGTGCCGTATTCGATCGTGCCGCCCACAACGCCCTTGATCGGCTTCACAACGCGATTGGCAATCGCAATGGCGTTTTCGGGAACCAAAAAGCCCTTGCCCTTGCCGTCATTGTCTGCCGCCGAATCCGTGGAGATCGTCGGCGCGCTGTAGACAGACTTAAAGCCGAGCGCCGCGCCGATGATGCCGCCGCGCACCACGCTGCCGTCACCGACAATGCCCGCATTCAGCACGGAGCAGAGATTCGAGTACGTTGTCGGCTCCAGGAGCGCAACCACCGTGGAAGGATCAATGCCCTGTCCCTCAATGAACGCGCGCATAGCGAAGAAGTTGGCGAGCGTTGAACCGGCAAGCGTGAACGTGTCAGTATTGCGCGCCGTGCGCGTCAAGAGGCCCGTCACGGCCTGGATAAGCGCGCTGCCAACGGCACGGCCCGCCGCCGGGCCAAACTTATCCCACAGATGGGAAGTCTCATCGTCGATGGCGTCCACGTCATCCAGCGAGAAGGTAGACTTCTTGCGGATGTTCACCGGCACCGTCACCGGCTTCACCGTGCCCGTCGCGTGCTTGTAGTTGTTCGTGGATTTCACGAAAGTTTCAGCCGTGGAAGTAACCACGTCAACCACAACGCCCGTGCCGGGCTTCACGGCGTCATCGGAAAGATCAAGCGTGAAATCCTTGATGACTTCCAGCGCGGGACGCGCCGCAAGAATCAGCTTGTCACTTGCGGCCAAGAGGCCGCGCTTAGTCAGAGAAGTTGCCATTTTGCATTCCTTTTCTTTGTGGCGGAATTACCGCCGATTCTTTCTTGCGGCCTTGCGGATCGCTTCGCGCTCTTCCGGCGTTCTGCCGCTCGCGCTCGTCACCGTTTCGCCGCCAGGTTTCAAGACGCCCGCCGTCAGCAATGCGTGCGCCTTTTCCAGCGTTGAAAGCTGCTGGCCCTTTTGGGCGAGTTCTTTCTCCGCCTTTTCGGCACGTTCCATGGCGCTGCTGGAATCGGCTTTTGCCTTTTCGAGTTCGCCACGGCACGCGCCGAGCTGACTATTCAAATCCTCAATCTGCGCTTTCGCGGATTCCATCGTTGCGTTGGACGCCGCCAGGGCCGCATTGGACGATTCCAGCGCGGCGCGCAACTCTTCCGCCGAATGATTCGCTGCGTCCAGCTCCGCGCGCATACGGGCGATTTCATTCGCCTTTTCTCTCATCTTGTGCATTGCGCCCCTGTAGCGCGCTTCCCAGCTTCCCGGCTCCGGCTCCGCTTCCGCAACCGGCTGCGCCGCCGCCACCGGCTCGCCCTGCGGCGCTGCCGCCGCCACCGGCTCCGTGGCCGCTTCCGGCTGCGGCGCATCCGCCACCGGCTGCGCGTCGTGAATCTCCATGAACTTTGCCGCAGCGTCCGGCATGTGCTTGAAGTGGCGGCGCGTCACGCACGCCGCCGCGCGCACGTCGGCGGGCACAACTTCGCAAACCATGCCGCGCGCTTTGCAGTCTGCGCCGGTCATCCAGGTTTCTTCCGCCATGAGCTGATCAAGCTCCGCGTCCGTCATGGAAGGGAACTTGCCACGGTAAAACGCGCGCATGGCAACTTCCATCCCTTCCAGCACTTCGGCGGCGTGGTGTAGATCCTCTGCGTCGCCATCGGCATAGCTCCACGGATTGTGAATCATCAGGAAAGCGGCCTCTTCCATTTCGATCTCATTGCACGCGCACGCCACCACGGACGCCATGCTTGCCGCGATGCCCACGACGTGCGCAATCACATGCGCCTTGCTGTTCTTGACCATGTTGGCCATGGCCAATCCGGCAATCACGCTGCCGCCGGGCGAATTGATCTCGATCTTCACTTTCTCGCCCACGGCGCATTCCTTCAAGAATGCTTCCAGCGAATCCGGGCCGATTGTGCGGAACGTGAATCCGCAGAAGTTTACATTCTGCGTCTTCTGTCCGATTTCGGCGTCAAGTTTAAACGTCTTCATGCGGTTTTCTCCTTCTTGATGGACAAATCGGAATCAATCATCTGCCCGCTCACCGTCTGCAATGCTGGATGCGGGATGCCCAATTCGCGGCAGTAGTCCAGCTCTTCGCGGATCGCGGCCAATTTCTCGCGCCAGTCAGCGCCGTAATACTCCGCCAGGCTGCCGGTGAAGTTGCGCAAACGCGCGCTCATGGCCGTTTGCTCATTCACGGCGTCGATCTCGCGGCAGCGCGGCCATGTCCACTTGACGGCGCGCCACCAGTACGGCGGAAGCGCCAAATCCGCCGGAATGCGCCCATGGCGCACGGCCCATGAATGCCACCGGCGAAGAATCCAATCCGCCGGGCCGCTTTCAAGATCGTGCTGCTCATCCTCGAACATGGGCCATGTGAGCATTTGTTCGCCGCGAACGGCGGAAAAGCTCTTGTCCGCCTTGCCGCTCGCGTAGAAGCTCGCCATGCCGTTTGCCCATCCGATGCGCCCGGTCATAAAGCCCACGAATCCCTCCATGCCGGAATTGGGATGCTTCGTGTCCAAAAGATTCATCTGCAAATCCGGCGGAAGGATGTCGTACAGCACGCCCGCGCCCTCCAGCACGTCAAGCTCTAGATCCTCTTGCGCGTCGCCCGCGATGGATTCCGCCGCCGCGTCAATCTCCGCGTCCGTGGCGTTGTCATCCAGGCGCGGCGGCGGCTCCATGCCGTCCGGCAGCGGCGCGCCCGGCTCGCCCTTGTACGTCACCGTTGCAAGCGTCTGCGCGTTCTTCTTTGACGATTGAAGCTCGTATTTCGTCATGTCTTCAACGTCAATGATGGCGTCAAGCGAACTTGCCACGTTCGGCGTGCCGCGCCCCTGATTGGCACGGTATGTGTTGCTGTAGATGTAGAAGGGCGAATCAATCCATTCAGCGCCCGGCGCGCGCAGAAGCGGCCACGCGGCAAGCGCGCCGTCCGGGCCGTAAGGCTCAAACGTGGATTTGCCGCGCTGTGACGCGCTCACGATTGCGCCCACTTTCCGCCCGTAGGAATCCTTTATGATTCCCTGCCGCTGCGTGTAGCCGGGAAAATGCGTGCGGAAGTACGAATCCGGGAAAGAGGCGATGCTGTCGCCCTCAAACAGAAGGATCTTGCCGGAATCGGCAATGATGCCGTCATCGAAGAGGAAAACGGCATCCCCGGTGAGATACTTCGTTTTCAGCGCAATGCGGAGAAGCTTCCCCAGGGAATTGCCGTCGAAGAAGTCACACGCCGCAGCCCATTCCGCGAACGCTTCCCGCATGGTTACGGCAGATGCCTTGTACTCTTCGCCAAACTTGAATGACGCCTTGCCGCCCACGTTGCCCACCACGTTCAATTCAAGCTGTTTCAGAAATCCATTCATCATGGCGCTGTTGCGCGCCATGTCACGCGCCAGGGCAATCAGGCGCAACCGCTCCGATGACGGCAAAGCTTCATCTTCCGGCCCCGTCTCAATCGGCAGACGCTTGCGCAAGCGGACATCTTCGCCCGATACGGAATTGAACTTGCCGCGCCCGTAATACCCCATCTTCCGCAATCCGGCAAGCATTGTGTGCGCAATGTGCCGCCTAGAGGCCGCGTCAAGCGCCGCGAACGGAATAACAGACGTTGACGGCCTGGATTGCGGCGTTTGATGCGGCCTCTGGCGGCGCGTTGCGCGCTTTGCTGTTGCTGTCTTTCCCATTGACTAGCTCCAGAAGTGGTGAATCTTGCCGATGACGTGCGCAGACTTGCCGCTAATGCGGCACGCCGTGTGCCGATACTGCCGGATCAAGTCTTCGCGCTGTTCGCGCAATCCCGCCAAATCGGCGCGCGTGTACGATTTGCTGCCGCTTCCGGCGGAAATCGTGGCAGACGAAAAGCCGCTTGTGGCCACTTCGTCGATTACACGGTCAATGGACGCAATCCGGCCTTTCAGGTCGTTTGCGGCATTGATTGCCTTGATTTTCGCTTCGCGTGTCATTGCGCCACCATTATAAAATGGCAAGGCGCAATTTCAATATGCCCGCGTTTTATTGTTTCTACATTGTAGAAACTTTCGCATTCTGACGGTATGAAATCACGGCCTTTTGGCCGCAAACGCGACATTTCGCATACGCGCGCTTCTGTCCGTGCGCCGTCATCGTGCGCAGAATCCTAAAACTATTCCAGCTTCCGCAGTTGCGGCAGATTTCGACGTGCCGCGTGATTTGCTGTGTCATCGTTTCCATCGTCCTTTCCTGAATCTAAATTTGCGCTGCGGCGGCCTCTTCGCCGCCGCCGGAACGCCCGCAACGCGCTGCGCCGTCTCTGACGGCATCGGCTTTTCCCACGGCGCGGGCGTCTCTGCGGCATTCTTCTGAATCTCCGTGTTGACGCGCGGATCGAATAAATCCGCTTCCAACGGCGAGCGCGCCGCGCGGTCAACAATCTGCGCCGTGGCGTCATATAGCCTGTACCAGCTCGCCAGGGCAAAGCAGTTGGAAAAGGCATCCCCCCAATGGTTAGGGCCGTAAACCTTCCAATCCCATACCATGCGCCCGCGCGGATTCAGATACTTCAACGCCAAACGCTCCGCGCAAATCTCCTGCGCAATTTCCCAATGCCGCCCGGCGTCCGATCCCCAAAATGAGACGCTGCCGGGCATTAGAGGAACTTCCAGCAAGCCGGATCGTGATATCTCCTTCCAATACGGGGTAAAGACTTCCAAATAATTGCCGTACTTCTCACTCTTCCGCGCCATGATGTGATCCCCCACGCGCAACACGTCCTTTCCGCGCCGCTGCTCTTCGTCATCCGGGCCGCCCACGCCGCGAACGGCGAGAAGCGGGAAGGGCACCGGCACAACGGATTTCTTCTTCTTCCCGTCCGCGCCGATTTCCTCAATGACGATTCCGCGCCGCCGCATGACGAAAAGCGAACGGCACACGGTATCCGGCAGATATCCCCGGTCAAATCCCATGGCCACCACGTCAACCGTGCGCCCTTGCGTGTCGCGGATGCGCTGCCGCCGGATCTCGTTCGTCACCACGCGGATTGCCTTTGCCACGGCGCGCTTCTTCGCAAGATCGCTTGCGCCCGGCGGAACAAGGGCCCCCGTGCGCGGATAGCGCCCGTATCCGATGACGCCGCCCACGCGCCCACGGCCAAACGCCACGGCGCAATAAGATAGGCCCTCCCCCGTCTTGATATTCACGTCGCAGAATGCCACGACGGAATTTGTGCCCGGCGGACACACCCATTCCGGCGTGCCATTCAGGCAACCGGCCACGCCGTCCGTGGTAAGATGTAGCTCCGATTCTTCCGCCGCAACTTTCATCTGGCATTCGATCTCGAATGCTTCACGGCCCATGCGCGCGTACAGATTCAGCGCATGATGGATGCTGTCTTCTTCCCGTTCGCGGTCATACGCAAGCGGATCAATCGTAATCGTGCCCGCGAATAGCTCCTTGTGCGCCACGTACCAGGCGCGGGAAGCGGAGCGCGTGAAATCGTCATTGGCAACGTCGATGTGATACGCTTCCACAAACTCCGGGATAAGGCGCTCGCCGCGCGCGTCCCATTTGTCCACGAAACGCTGGATGCTCACATTCCATTCGGGATGCAGCTCCTTTGACATGATGCGGCACGCCACATCGTCATACTTCTGCGGCGTAATCGTGACGAATGCGGAGATTGTGCGATTGTGCCCGGCAAGGCCGAGCGCATCCTTGTGGATGAAGTCTTCAATCCACTTGACGCGGGAAGCTGACGCGGCATCCTTCTTCGTCTGCGGATCGTCGAATAGCACGCCGTCAGGGCGAATGCCCATATCCAGCAATCCGCGCACGCTGCCGCCCACGCCCACGCAACCGATGATTGCGCCGCTTCCGTCATCCATCGGCGCGCCATCGTCATTGCGCAGAAGGGGGAAGCGTACATGCTTCGCGCCCGTCTCAATGCCCGTGGGCCGCTTGTGGTAAGTCTGTGACGCCGCGCGCTGTGACACGCCGCCCAGCGCGCGGATGGGAAGGGCTATGGCCGGGAAGTCCGCAAGAAGCTCATCCGATGATTCAAGATGCGCCCATACGGATTTCATTATGTTGCGCGCAAGCGCCGCCGTTGCCGCAATAATCACGGGATAGCGCCAATGCCCGTAGACGGTTGCCCAGATGATTGCAATGATCATCCATGTAGTTTTCCCCGCGCCGCGCGTGTAGGCAACGGCGAACTGTCCGCCATGCAGAATGGCCTCTTGCAAGCGCTGAATGAACTTGTCCCGGATTGTGGCGCTTGCCCTGTGGTCAAGTAGCCGTCGGCAGTAGATCCATCCGAATAGCTCCAGTTTGTACCGGCACGCTTCGCGGACGCGCCGATGACGGATTGCGGGAATCTCGCCAACGTCATTATGCGATGCGACAACTTTAGCCTTGCGCGCCGCGCCAGATTGCGGAAGCTTCCCGGCCTTTGCAAGCTTCGCGTCCGCGCGCCCTGCGTCATACGCAATGCGCTCTTCTTCGGTCAGCTTGCGGCCAATGTACGCTTCCGCTTCACGACGTGACACGCCGATTGCTGCAAGTTGTCGCACGCTCTCATATTCCATAGACCGGGCCTCTCCATCCCATGCCGCGCATGGCGAGCTTCTGCGCGTACTTCCGCTCTTTCGGCGTCCACTTCTGCGCTGCGGCAAAGCGCGCGTCAGGGTCAGGGATCGCAAGTTCGCGCTCTACGCGCGCTTTCCACGGTTCGCTTGCGCTTGCCGTTGGCCGCTTGCTGTTTCCCGTCGCCACCGGCACACGGCGCGACGCCGCCGCCGCGCGCTTCTTCTCGCGGGCAATATTCCGCGCCGCCTTGCGCGCGGCGGCGTCCATGGCGCGGGCCGCGCGCCGCTTCTCCAATTCCGCCTTTCGGCGCTTCCGATCCTCTTCCAGCATCTCCAATTGCTGTTGGACGCTTGCCGTTTTCCCCTCCGCGCCACGGCGCGCCGCAACTTTCTCCGCCCATTTCGCTAGATTGCGGCAGCGCGTAGAGCAGAAATTGTGCGCGTTGCGGATGGGCACGAAACGCCGCCCGCACACGTCGCATTTGCGCTCTTCGTGCGTGCAAGTGGCGTGCGCGCGCGCCCATCGGTTCGTCTTCTCCCGATTGGCCGCGATGCTGTGCGCCCGTTGGCATTCCGGGCACCGCTTCTGCTTTGGCGAATAGGCCGCGAACGTCCGCCCGCAATCCGGGCACGTCTTATCCCGTGGCGTGGTGTAGTTCATTCTTGATCCTCCGTCGCTCCGTCGCTTTCGCTGAATCCCGTACCGGCGAAAAGGCAAGGCTCTTCATCCGTCGGCGCTTCCGCTTTCTTGATCGTCATGCCCGTGTCAAGCCAATGTTCAAACGCGGCGCGGGCAGTCCCCCGTTCCAACATTCGGTAAGCGGTTCCGCGCTTAGTCCTTCCCCCGGCGGCTACCGCTTTGTCAAAATTCTTGCAATGGCCGCGAAAAAGCATGGCGGCGGTTTTCGGCCAGCGGGCCGCATCCGCCCTCATTCTCGACGGCACAAGCGGACAACAAACGCAACCGATTCTTTTCTGCCCTTCATCGTATAGCGAACAATGCAGTAAGTCCTTGCCATTCAGGTATTCCCAAACGTCTGCGTCAGTCCAGTCGAATATGGGGCAAACATACCACTCGCCGTCGCGCTTTCGCCCAAACGTCCGCCAATTCTTCGCCCGTCGCACACTCTCTGCGGCTCGTACACCAATGACAGTAATATCATAACCCGGAGTTGCAAGATGTTTCGTTTTACAGCACCAACGCATCCAACGGTTCGGGAGTCCTCTATATTCGATTTCGTCAATCAGCGGCATTGTATAAGCGCGGCGAAACGTCACGTCTGGATAATGCGCCCTGATAAAGTCTATCAGTTCGGGCGGTTCAAAGCGCGTGATTGAATACTGCGCAGCAAACGGGATGCCAGATTCCTTCAAGAGATGATAGCAGACTTGCGAATCTTTGCCGCCGCTGAATGCGCACAGCACGCGCTTGCCCGTGCAATTCATGCGCAAGCGCGCAATGGCGACATCTACCTTGTCGCGTCCGTCAAGATACTTGTCATGTATGCTCATGGACAATCCGGCTCCAGGAAGATATCCAATCCCTTTTCAATGGCAAGCTTCAATTCGGCGCGTGCGCCCTCTGAATACTGCCATCCGTGCAAGAGATAGATAGAATCGCATTCCGCCAGGATGCGCAATTCCTCTTTCACGCACGCGGCAAGCGTGGCGTCATTTGAAAGCAGTTCGTCAATGCCGCCGAAACGCTCCCCGATCTCTGCGGGATTCTGTACTTTGTGCCCCACGGCGCGCAACCGCTCCGCCGCCGCGCGGAATGAATGGTAATTGGAATGCGGCAATCCCCGCATCGGCCCTGCAATGTATATCATGCGTCATCCTCCGTTTCATCGTCCGATTCTTCGTCTGTGCCGTAGTAGGTGACGAATCCATCGTCATCCATTGCGCAACCATCCCCCCACATGCCGTCAATGCCAACTTGCGGGCAGTCTGTGCGCGTACAGAAAAAGCAATTCTTCATTCTTCGATCTCCTGTTTGTCGGGCGCAACGCACTCAGGCACAAATCCCATATCTTCAAGAAACTCATCTTTGGCACCGCAGTACGGATTCGGCGGATACGGATTCCCGTTCTCGTCTTCGCCGTCATCAAATAATCTGTAATGCTTGCAACGGCAACCGATGCACAATTTAGATTTACTCATGCCTTACCCCCTTTCTCCGCCGATGTCTTGCGCCGGTCAAGCGCCGTGTCGATTGCGCGCGCCATGGATTTGATGTCTTCGCCGCACGGCCACGATTGATTCAGGCGCGCGAATCTCGCCATGTTCGCCGTTATCTCGCGTATGTCATCCCATGCGTCAACCATGGCATTCCATTCTGCGGTCAACTGGCGCAAGGATACCAGGTTTCCGTTGCTGGCGTCGGCCACTTGCCCGCGCCCCACATATACCACTTTCCCAATCATGCCTTTTCCCCTTTGAGTGTGTCTAGCGCGGCACGGACGGCTTTATTCGCCACGTCCAAGCATTCCTTGCGGCATTTCACTTCTACATGGTAGTCTGTAAGCACTACCGCTGAGCAGTTTCCGGCTTGCGTGCCGATGACGTACTCATTGCATTCAATCACGATTTGCATTGTCTACTCCTTTCAGGTTTAGAAGACGGGCACGGCGTATGCGGCAGCGAATCCGCGCGCCGCGCCCGGACGGGCTTCTCGTCCCCGTCTGCGGCGTGAATCCCAAGACGATGAGCGCCATGTACCAGCGGCATGAGCTTGTGCCGTTCGCGGGAACGCTCCGCCCACGTCACGCACGGGCGGATTCCTGTTCCATGCTTTTTCGGCAAGTCGCCTCGTCTTTCCCGTGACAGACGCCCCGCATCCGCCGCGTTTGACTACGCACCTTACGATGAAGAACTTTGCGACGCCGATTCCATGCGGAATAAGTTGGGCCGTGTCCTCCCTTCCGCAGAACTTGCAGGTATCAAGATGCACTTTATATGCCATCGCTGCCTCCTTCCTCCGCCGCCGAGGCGAGGAGCCAACTCGCCAATATGCTATACCTCTCGCTGTTCCACTTCCCGTCGTGCCAATTGCGCTTATTGGCAAGGGTAGTTATCGCATCGTTGAAATCCGTGTGTATGTCGCAGTTCCTCGCGGGCGCGGAGAGGGCAAAGTTTGCCTTCTGAATCGCATAACGAAGATCGAGTAATGCGGGAAATCCCCTCTCTCGACATTTGTACTCGTCCATTATGTCGTTATATTTCGAGTTCAGGATCTGGTGGCAGAAGTTCCGTGCGGCGTCTCGGAGCTCTACAAGCGCCTCGCGCATCGCCGCCTCGTTGTCGGGCGTGTAATGTCTACTCATGGCGCGTCCCTCCGTCCGTGTTCTGTTGGAATCCCTGCCGCATCCATCCACGCTCGCTGATGCTGCCTTTGCCAAACTTGAAACGACGGTAAGTTGTCTTCCGCGAATGACAGTCGCCGTTCGTGCCCTGCGCCGCCGCTATCGTGTCATACCGCCCGTGAGCAGTTCCCGTGTGTGCGTTGTATTTGTCGATTGCGCGGTCAACGTATGAGACAACGCCAGCATAACGGCGTTCGTTTGCCGATGCGACGTCCTCTTGTGCGGCGTCGGCTGCGGCCCCTGCGCCGCCCTCCAGGCGTGCAAGCATTTCAAGCGCCTTTTCTGTCGGACGCCATGAATCGGCATCGAACACGGGGCGCTCGTCACGCTTCTGGCGTTCGCGCTCTGCGCGTCGCCTTTCCGCCTCGGCGCGCGCGGTTTCCCGCTCCTTGCGCGCCATTTCGGCACGGAACTCGTGATTCTCGCGCAGGCGGCGTTGCTCTTCGTCTCGCGCGGCAACTCGCTCAAGCATCCTATCAAACCACTTAGCCATCGTCAGTCTCCTTCCTCCGCCGCGTAGGGCATATCACCGTTGATAATCTCGCGTATGCGCATGGACGCGGCGCGCGCAATCGCGCATTTCGTCAATGATGGCGTCAGCCGTCTCTTGTCTGTCACTCATGCCTTTTCTCCTTTTAGTATGTCTAGCGCGGCACGGACGGCCTTATTCGCCAAGTCCAAGCATTCCTTGCGGCATTTAATCTCTATGTTGTGACTTTCAATCACAATAGCACAGAATTTGCCGTTCGCAACGTCTGTGACGTATTCATTGCATTCAATCACGATTTGCATTGTCTACTCCTTTCAGGTTTAGAAGACATTTCGCTTCCGTCATCTTCGGATTCGCCGTCACGGCGTCAATGGCCTCTTTCGGCGTAATGTATGCCGGCGGCGTGAGCTTTGCGCAGATCGCCGCAAGCATTCCGGCCATGCCTTCCGTGGCAGACGCAATCCGGCGCAATGCCTTGACGATCTGCGCGTCACGTTCAATTTCTCCGTTGTTTCTCATGTCTGTTATTCCTTTCTTTTTTTCCGTTTCAAAATCAAAAGCCCGTTGCTAGGCCACGCACGGGCGGGCGTGTACCTAGCTTATGCGGCCTTTTCGCGGAGCGCGGGCGTAGCTCGCCCGTGTTGGTGTGGAATGGCGCGCGCCGGTTTCCGCGTTGTATCGCCACTCCCCCCCCGCTGATTTCGTCGCAAGGCCACGGCGTGCGCACGCCTCCGCCTCTGTAGACTTCGTGATACTTGTATTCCAAACGGGCGTCACGATGGCGCTGTGAAATCGGATAGAGGCCGCCCGTGTGCGCCAGCGAATGCGCGCGTGGCGGCCAATGCGGGCCTTGTCGCTCCCGCTGTCGCAAATCCCAAGACGCTCTGCGGCATGTACCGGGCCAGAATCTGCCCCTTGCGGCACCGCATCGCCCACGTTGCGAACGGCGGGGAGGATTCCCGCTTTGTCACCAGGCCGCAAGATCATTCGTGGATCTCCGTCGGCGGCCAATCCATCCCGGCGTCGCCCCTGGAATGAATCAGCGTGCCCGTTGCGGCGTCCGCCAGGCTTGAACCGCTTTCCACGTAGTCGCTCACAATGCGCAAGGGCATGATAACCACGCGCACGCTGCCGCCGATGACAAGGCGCATGTAGCTATCTTCCAGGGATCGAATCTTGCGCGCCATGTACGCGCGGCAAACCGTCCAATCTGGAATTGCCGTCAGAATCTTGTGCATGTAATTGACGGCAAACTGCGTGCGGCGCTTGTCAGGCATGGCAATGCGCATCTGCGTGAACGCATACGGATCAATGGTCAAGTCATCCATTGCCATCGGATCGCCTATCCAGTCGCGCCAGACGGCACGCACGGCAGACGCAAGATTTGCGTGGTAGAGATTGAACGCCTCAAAGTCTGCGCCTGCGTCCGTCGGCCAATGCGCGAAGAATGAGCGCAGATGGTCAATCCTAAATCCATCGGGCATGCCAGTCCAGACGCTGCCGAATCCGTCCGTTGTCACCTGGACGGCTGCGCGGCAGTCCGTGGCGTAGACGCGGCGCACGCCGTCTGCGTCTCTCACGGTTGCGATGTCGCACGCCCAGCGCCGATCTTGCGGCGCGTCATCGTAATCAGCCGGATACGTGAAGCAGTATCCGATTCCCTGCGCTGCGTCAATGGTCATTCTTCTGCCCTCCTTCCGGCACGCCGTCGATGTGGCGAATCATCACTTCCGCGAAGTCCGCCATGAACTGTGGCGAGCGCGGCACCTTGCACGCCGCTTCCGCGTGGATCTTCCTGATTGCTTCTTCTTTGGTCATTTGTCCGTTCCTTTCTTTTGCTGTTTACGTTCGCGGAGCGCGTTCCGGGATTCCCGCAACACGCTCTTGATCGTGTGGTAAATGTCCATCATGGCGCTTGCAACGCGCTGCAGGCATCCGGGATGCCGATGGTAATCCGCGCTGTATTTAGATGTGCCGTGGCGCGTGTTCGTTATCTTCATCCAGATATCGAACATGCGCGGCGCGCCGTCCGGCGGCGTGCCCTCCTTGAAGTATTCGCCGTCATCCCCGGCAAGCTGCCGCACGATTTCCAGGGCGTGATTGTTGTCGCGCACCGTGTCCGCCTCGCCGCGCTCATTCACGGTGTATGCGTAGAGCTGCGCGTATGCGCACGTTTGCGAAGACTTGCCATGTCCGCGCCTCGCGCGCATCTCCAAAACTGCCGTAATGAATACCGTCATTTATTCAGCCTTTCTGCGCTTCCGCTTTCTCTTCGCTGACGCGCTTCCAATCATCGGAACGGCAAGCGCAATCTCTGCCGCAAGGCAGATGCTTAAAAGAATCCATCCAATACCGCTCACTTGTCGCCGCCTTTCTCGATGACGCGCGCGAAGTCGCCGCACCAGTTATCAGCGGACACTTGCGGCCAGACGGGCGTAATGCTTCCAGGGCCGGGCGTCGCTGGCGCGTGGCGCTTGCATTCGCCCATGCGTGGTAGAAACGTCTGATAGTATGCGCAGATGTCGCAACGCTCGCCTGTCACGGCGCGCGGCAGAAACGGCCCCTTGCTCGCTTCCGTGATTCTGATTTCGCTCTTCACTTCCCGCCCTCCGCGCCGTGGGCGCTGAATAGATCCTCATTCGTCTGAATGCGGCGCGCCTCCGCGTCGCGGAGATTGCGCGCTGCCACGCGGAAATAAGACGGTTTCAGCTCGCAACCGATAAAGCGCCGATTGTGGCGCACGGCCACATATCCCTCGCTTCCAATCCCCATGAACGGCGAAAGAATTACGTCATCGGGATTACTCCACAGCTTGACGGCGCGCTCAATCACGCCCAACTGCAACGGGCAAAGATGCTTTTCGTCTTCGTTGTCCCGTCCGTCAACGAAATTGCGCAGCACGTCGCCCTCGTTGATTCCGTCCGTTGCCTGATGCCGGGAAGGGTAGTTTTCCTGATACGGATAATGCGGGGATTTCTCTTTCGGCATGGCACGATACCACACGGGCGATGCCCATTCGCACCATTCATCCGATGTAATCCAGCCGTCCCGATTGTCATAGCGCGCGGAGATTCCGGCCTTGATTGGATTGCTGTTCTCGCCCGGCTTCTTGAATACCACAAGGTAATCGGCAAGCGCCGGTCGATTCATGCTGGAATCCGCCGCAAGCGTCTTGAAAAGAAGCGTGGCCTCTTTCGTGCGGCTTGCTTTCAGCATGGGATTCTTGTCAATTGTCACTTCCGAATAGTAGATCCATCCGATGTCCTGCATGGCGCGTATCATGTCGCCCCGGAAATCGCGCAAGCCCACGTATCCGTCACGGCCCTTGAATACCGGCTCTTGCGTCAGGTGGATTGCGCAGATTCGCCCCGGCTGCGTGGCGTTCAAAAGCGAACCGGCCAAATAGCCGAAATGCTCGACAAGCTGCGCAAAGCTCTTGACGTTGCCCACGTCGCGCGCGCTGTTCGTGTAGGCGTACATGCCGGGGAAAGGCGGAGAGAATACAGACAAGCCGATAGAATCCGGCGTCAGCTCCTTGCAGACTTCCACGGAATCGCCGTTGTAGATCTGATAGCGCTCACCGGCGCATTGGTCAAGTACGTTTGTCATCGTTTTTCCTTTCTGTTTTCCGTTCAAAATCACGCCACTTTCACAAGCCACGCGGGAATCTCCATCGGCACGCGCGGATCGTATGTCATTTCATTGCGTTTCAGCGCGCCGATGTCGCCCAAGCCGCGCATGGCCTTGACGATTTCCTCGAACATGGCAGATGATTGCTGTTCCTTGCGCTTGATGTTCTCCACCACGGCCCCGTCTGAATCGCTGCAAATCACATAGCAGTCAACGGGCCGCTGTTGGCCGAAACGCCAGCAACGGCGGATTGCCTGATAGAAGCTTTCGTATGAATCAGAAAGCCCCACGAAAACAACATGGCAACACGTCTGAAAGTTCATCCCGAATCCGGCGATTGACGGCTTGCTTACCAGCACGCGGAGATTGCCCGTTGCAAAGTCATTCAGCGCCTTTTCCTTGAAGTCTGCGCTATCCGCGCCCTTGACTTCCACGGAATCGGGAATGGCCTTTGCAAGCGCGGCGCTTTCGTCGTTCAAGTCGCACCAGATAAGCCATTGATCGCTTGACTTGTTCGCAAGCTCCGCCGCGCGCGCAACGCGCGTTTCAAGCGTGTCACGGCGCGATTGGCGGCGCTCTTGTAGCGTTTTCGCTTCCATGGCAAACAGAAATCCCTCGTGGATCTCGTTCGTCACTGATTCTTCGTGCATGTAGAGACGCGGCAGAATGTAGCCGTCATCCGAAAAGCCGATGTCGGAAGGGCGTCTAATCGCAATGCTCCATTCGGCCATCCACATCCAGAATGAGCGCCGCGCGTGGCCTTTCAAGCGCCAGGCGTGCGAGCTGTTGCCGTCTTGACGGAAGAAGAGCGCAAGAACCTCTTTGCCGCTCATCACGTCCAGGAACTCCGCATGGTTGCACAGCTCCACGAAATCGTTTGGCGCGGGCGTGGCCGTACAGCAAAGGCGGAAGGGGATATCCTTTGCAAAATCCGTGATTGCCTTGCGCGTCTTCCCGTCATACGTTTTCAGGATTGACGATTCATCCAGCACGATACCGGCGAACGTGCCCGTATTGAACTTTGCGAGCTTTTCATAATTCGTGACGTTTACGCCCTCTTGCACGTCCGCGCCGGTTGCGCACTTCGTCACGCGGATGCCAAACTTCACGCCCTCGCGCACCGTTTGATCGGCCACGGCAAGCGGCGCAAGAATCAGCACGGGCCGCCCGGTATGCTCGCTCACATGGCGCGCCCATTCGATTTGCTGTGCCGTCTTCCCAAGGCCGCAATCCTCAAAGAGCGCCGCGCGTCCGCGCCGCAAGGCCCATTGGACGATCTTCGCTTGCCAGTCAAACAAGCGCGAAGATATGCGCGCATCCGGCACGTCGAATCCTACCGGCTCCACGCGCTCGCGCTTCCCGGCGAGAAATGCGCCGTAGTCTGGCTTTTCGTTTGTCATCTTGTTTTCTCCGTTCATGCTTCTATCTCATCGGTCAAGTCTTCGTGTTCGTCATCCTCGACGGCAGCGGGAAGGGCGCGCGGCCCGTCACGCATGGGCATTTCATCCAGCAACGCGCCGCTCTGCCGTAGCGCGGCCTCTAGCGGATCGTGCCGCCAGTCTGCATGTACGCGCCGGAATTTAGGCGTGTTGTCTATCACCGTTGCGCGCGTTGCGCCCGCGCCGGTTTCGTATGTGGCAGCTTTCGCGGCGTAGTCTGCAATCATCCATGCAAAGTATGGTTTCCATACCACGAATGGATAAGCGCCCGTGCCGCCGTTCTGTGATTTGCACAGATTGAACCATACCGCATCCATCATGCTTGCGCTCTGCGCTCCGCCAGGCAAGTATTGAACCGGCGGCGCGGCGTCCCATGCTTTCGTCACTTGCGCGTCACGGTGAAGGATCGCCACGGTAAAGGCATCCTGTTCAATGCTTCCGCTTCCTCGCAAGTCAGACAATCCCGGCATCTGCCCGGCGCGCTCCGCTTTCGTGCTTTCCCGGTTTAACTGGCATAGCGCCACCACGGGAAGCTCCAGCCTGTTGGCTAGATCCTTTAGCGCGTTGCTGACATACGAAATGCGCGCATACTCCACGGCGTCTTCACGCCCCAGGGCGCGGGCGTGTAGAAGCTGGATGTAGTCTATCACGCACACGTCAATCTTGCCCGCCGTTTTCTGCACATGGCAATACGTCGCCAGATCGTCAACGTCGCGCGTCTCGACAACGGTAATCGGAAGGGCGCTTTGCTCGCCCTCAGCGCGCGCCAGGGCATCAAGATCCGTTTGCGTAGGCGAGAAGATGGCCTTGCTCACAGACACGCGCGCCCGTTCGGATAGGAAACGCCGCAACGCCTCTTTTCGCGGCATGTCAAGCGAACAGAATACCACGCGCACGCCGTTATCAGCCCAATAGCGCATGAGATTGACGGCGAATGATGTTTTGCCCACGGAAGGGCGCGCCGCGATGATATGCAATCCGGCGCGGACGCCGTTCATTATGCGCGTTAGCTCCGTCCACGGCATCCGCAATCCCGGTGTCCAGTCCAGGCGCTTCTCGACGATTCGCTTTTGATAGGCCATGCGGTATTCATCCATGATTCCCGCGTAGACTTCGCCCGTCCTGATTTCACGCCCGCGCGTGGCGTCTTCCAGCACGTCGTCAATGGCCGTGCGCAAGTCAACTGCAAACGTCTCTGCAGTCAGGGCGTCAATCTGCGCGCATATCTTCGCCCACGCGGCGCGCATCTTTTTTTTCAGATAGGCATCTTTGAGCGTTGCGCAGTAATCTGCCACGCCGATTCCCGCGCCCTCTATGGCATCAGAATAGCGCGCTGCCGTGATTGTGTCCTTCAAGATCGGATTGTTTTCGGCGGCGGCAATGCGCCGAGCTTCCGCCATGACGATTGCGGCGTCTGCCGTGGCCGCTCCGCCGCGCGCCCAAATGGCCGCCAGGGCGTCCCACGTCACGCCCCAGGCGTCATCCGTGAACCATTCGCGCCGCGTACCTGCCGACACGGCAACGCCGAGATACGCGCCTGGATCGGCGAGAAGGGCACCGATTAGATTACGCTCTATGTCCGCTTGTCCGCTCATACCATGTCAGGCTCCGCGCCGCACCGTAGCGGCATCCCGTCCGCGCCCGTCACAACGTCGCCGCCGGAAGGGGAAGCGGCACGCGCCGAAGATTTTTTTTCTTTTTCCCGTGCCCACCACACGGAAAGCTCCCGTTGCCATGTCCCGCGCGCAATGAGATCGTGGCCCCTGCCGTCAACCCATCCGCTTTCCTCCATGCGGGAATGCCACATCCGCAGAAAGTCGCCGTCCGGCGGCGGGCAGAAATGCGTATCCGCCCATGATTTCACCGTGTCGAAGTCCACCGCGCGCGCGCCGCGCGGAGCGCTATCTGATTTACTTACTTTCTTTTTTATTTGTGTGTCACCCGCGTCACCAGTGTCACCCGCGTCACCCGCGTCACCCGCGTCACCCGCGTCACCCGCGTCACCCGTGTCACCCGTGTCACCAGCGCGTTGATGATTCTTCCTGTATTTTCGTTGCCTTTCTGCGCCAGTCTTCGGCCTTTTCCTTGAATAGATGCCACTTTCCGCAACTATTCCATCAACTATACATTCTAGAAATCGAATAGCATCTGGAAGGAGCGGAGTAAGCTTGTTGCCTTCTACGCCTCTAAGTCCGCGCGCCTTATCGTAAGCTGCAATCAATATTTCCTTGCGTTGGGCAACTTTCATATTGTCCAGACATGTCATGATTGAATATGGGATGATAAATCCTTTGTCCATATTTCATGATCCTTTCTGCGCGCTAATTGATGCAAGCGCCTTGCTCGTCTTCTCGTCGGCCATGATTCCGGCCTTGATCGCGGCGTCAATCAGCCCTGCCAGGGCATTGGCGAACCTGGAAGAATCTATCCCGCCGATTGTGGCCGCAATCATCTGCCGTTCGGCCATGCGCTCGACGGCAACGCGAATCAGCGCCAGATCGTGATGGATGCCGTGCAGAATCACGCATATTGCGTCCGGCGCTTCTGGACGCCATACGGGAAGGGGATTGCCGCCGTGCGATTGGCGGGCCGTTGGCGTGGCCTTGCCGTGTCCCTGCCGTGCCGCCGGGCCAGCTTTGGCCGATTCTTCAATCTGTCGCTTATTCATGGATTTTCCTTTCGATTTTCGTTACTCAGTCTTTCCCGCTCAC